AAAGAATTGAGAGAGAGAAAAGATGATTATGCAGCTATTGACTTTTCTATAAGGAAGCTGACGAATTTGGTTACTCCAATCCTGAATCTTTTTAAAAACATTTATAATCCAAAATTCCAATATCCTGAATCTCTTGAGGCGTGGAATTTTTCAAAAAAAGTACAAAAGCTTTTTAGAAATGAGCGTGTATGGGATATCCAGGATTTATTGAGACTATCAGAAAAGGATTTAATGCGTATTCCTGGTTTTGGCAAAACTTGTTTAAAGGAAGTGAAACATAGGTTGTCTGATAAAGGGTTGTATCTGTCGACTACAAGCAAGAGCGGAGGAATCGTGTTAGATGCTACCGAAGATTTAGATAATGGACGTTATGGGCAAATAAAACCAGAAGCTTTAAAGGAAATATAACAATGGGAACAAATGACAAAGATCCCCCACTGGATAGCATAAACCATAGTGCGGTAAGCTTGGGATTTATGGCAACACAAAAAATTAGGAATGAAGTCAAACAAAGACTGTCAGCTATTGTAATGCAGGATATGCAGGACATAATAACGTCTGTAATGGAAGGGATTGATGTCCTGGTGGCTGTTGATCCTCAAGAACAAGGGAATGTTGTTGGACTAACTTTCACTATCAAAAAGGGATTATAAACAATGGCAATAAACGACACAACCACAACCCTGGGTGACTTGAACAGCCTGGACAGGGATAACTTTGAACACATGAAAGAGAAGTATGGCAATGTTTATAAATTCAGCAATGCAGATGCTGCTGGTATGTGTATGGCCAAATTTATAGATAAGATTGTGCGTAAGTCCGGTGTTAAAATAAGACCTGGCATGGATGCCAAACGTATTGACCGGATGCTTGCATCAAAGAATGTTCGCATTGAACACAGGGTTTATGGGGAAGAAGAAGAGCTTTACCGGTCTGGAGTCTTTATTTATGACAACAAGGAGATTTCCGGGTTTGTATCCAATCCTTTTTATCAGGTTTCTGATATTGACCTGTTACCGGCATTTTATGTCCTTGTAATCGCAAAAGGAGTTACAATTGCCAATATTCAATAAACAGAGCCCAAAAGGGCAGGAAGTTCTCAAATCACTTGCCTGGCTGAGAAACAACGGACAATACAATATTTACGTTGAATTTCTGCAAGATACTCTCAATAGTTGCAGGAAGAGGAACGACCATCTGACGGGCGATTCACTCAAGTGGAGCCAAGGTAAATGCCAGATGTTGCAGGAGATTCTTGAGCATCCTGACGTAGCAAAAAAAATCCTCGAAAACAACTAATTGGCTATATAGCTTTATATAGCCAAGACTTTAGTGACATATAACAAACACCCTTTTACAGTGGAAGTATTGATAACCGGACACCACGGGCTTTATTAGCTCGTGACCCACAACAATACTTGAAAGCGACACTCGAAAGAACCGCTGAAAGGGAAGAAATGAATTTACCATCGGCAGTAAAAAAAGCTGGAGAGAGGGCAGATTCTCTCCAAAAAAACTTAGGGAAACCCAAAGAAGGGACTACTCCAATTAATGGAACCCCTGTGGACACTTCACCTGATTCACAGAAACCAGACGTTAAAACCCCGGACAATCCTCAATCCAACGACAAAACTGTTGATTACCAACAGAAATATCAATCTCTAAAAGGAAAGTTTGATATTGAAAATCCACGGATGCACCAGGAAATAAGGGAGCTGCAACGGACGGTATCTGATCTGCACACCAAAAATAGCGAGCTTATGGAAGCCGCTAATAATCCAAAACAAAAAGAATCAGAAGTGGCCGGACTTGATCCGAAAGATTTTGCAGAGTATGGGGAAGAGTTTGAATCTCTGGTGAAAACCATTCAGAACTTGCAAACCAAAAACGCAGAGTTACAGGGCCAGGTTGAAAAAGTTTCCGGTGATGCTCAACAGCAGTCGCAAAATGATTACGCTGTTTACATGGACCAAGTTAAGAATGTTGTGTCAACTGAGTTGAATTCAAATTTTGACCAGCTCAATAATGACCCGGCATTTTTAAATTTCCTGAGACAGTTCCCAGAAAACGGGCAGGAATCACGACATGTGATGTTGCAAAGAGCAGAGGCTGGCAAGAACCTCAAAGCCACGATTGATATCTTTAAAGAATATTTGGGCAATATTTCCCAGGCAAAGCCAAATCCAGATCCACAGCCACAGCCGAATGTTCAACCACCAGCGAATAATACCGGCACTGACATCAAACCTCCAACACTGCAGAGTACACAGACATGGAGCAGAGCTGAAATCAGTGCATTTTATAATGATTTGAATAACGGTAAATTCAAAGGTCGGGATGATGAGGCAAAGGCTTATGAGCAAGACATCTATTTGGCTCAGACGCAGGGGAGAATAGTTGCCTGATAGGAGACTATCATGACTTATCCAATTGATGCAAGTACGGGGTCCTATGACACCAACAGCGGTCTATCAGGAACGTACATTCCAGAGATATGGGCCGGGAAACTTTTAGTTAAATTTTACGCTGCAACTGTTTTTGCTTCTATTGCAAACACAGATTATGAAGGTTCTATCCAGAATCACGGCGACAAAGTATTAATCAGGACCGTTCCAGATCTTACAATCAATGATTATGAGATTGGCCAGAGCTTGAATTATGAACGTCCCAGATCAGCCAATGTTGAATTGCTGATCGACCAGGGTAAATATTATGCCTTCAACTGCAATGATGTTGAGAAAAAACAGTCTGACGTTGATTTTGTCAACAAATGGGCTGAAGATGCTTCCGAACAATTGAAGATTGCCATTGATACTGACATTCTTGCCGGTGTTTATAGTTCCGCAGATCCTGGTAATAATGTTGGTACTACTGCCGGAGTCATCTCTGAAAGTGTTGACCTTGGAACGACCGGAACTAATGCGGATGCGGCTATAACACTCACAGAAACCATTATTATTGATAAAATGGTTGAATGTGGCCAGGTTCTTGACGAGCAGAATATTCCAAACAGTAACAGATGGTTTGTTATTACAGCGTGGATGGCAACTCGTATCAAGGTTTCTTCTCTTGCTGATGCCAGTTATGCCGGTGACGGAACGTCCATGATGAGAAACGGTCGTATCGGTGTTATTGACAACTTTGAACTGTTTGTTTCCAACAATGTGTATAATGTTGCTGAAGGTACAGGAAATCTGACCTACTCAATCTTTGGTCACAAATCGGCTATCACATTTGCCAGCCAGCTCACTAATAACGAGATGATTGACAATCCTGATGACTTTGGACAGCTCATGCGTGGACTGCAAGTTTATGGCTATAAGGTAGTTAAACCTGAAGCCCTTGGCGTTCTGGTTTGTGATGCTGGAGCATTAACATAGAATAACTGAATACAGAGCCTGGGTAAAACCGGGCTTTTTTTCAATCCTTAAATAGGAGATAGAACGATGAAAATGAGAATGATAAAAAGTCTTGTATCGCAGGAGCTTGACCATGCTGCTTTCACATACGAGACAGGTACTGCGTTAGGTAATATTGATTTCACAACAGGACTGGTGTTACCGATAGGTGCGATGGTTCTTGGTTGGAAGGCTGTTGTTTCTGAGATTTTTACCGGTGATACAACCGCCGTTGTGCAAGTAGGAACGGCAGGGGATGTAAATAAATATTCGGCTAATGTAGCGCAATCTTGCCTTACTACTGGCACTGTTGGTTCTCTTGCACTTGCTGAGGATTCCGTAACAGGTTTTGCATCTGCAATACTCCCAAGAGTAACTGTGACTGGTGGAAACGATTGGGGCAGCATTACTTCCGGAAAAATGGTTGTAACCCTCTATTACATAGACACAAAAGACGATTAAACCGGTCTTATAGGAGGATATAAGCTATGAAAATGAATATGATAAAAAAGCTGATATCGCAGACTCTGGATATTGGTGATTTTATAGATAACGCAAACACAACTGGATACATTGATTTCACAACAGGAACGGCCTTACCGGTCGGTGCGATGGTTTTGGGATGGAAAGTCAATGTTACCACAGCTTTTGCTGCTAATACGGTTTATACACCTGTAGACGGATCAACCATTGCATTTGTGCAAGATGGTGGTGCTGATACCATTACCGATTCGGCTGACGGGTTTGTTACAGCAGGATTTGAAGCTGGTGATGTTATTACTGTTGCCGGGGCTACATCTGCCCATGGTGCAGGGATTGCAATTGTAAGTGTTGCCGCAGGGACTTTGACCCTTGGTGATGCTGTTCTTGCTGCTGCGGAAGCCGGTATAGCTGGAGTATCGTTTACCGTTACTTCCACCGCTTCTGTTCAAATAGGTATTTCAGGTGACGTAAATAAATATTCTGCCGATACGACAGAAACAGTCGCAGCAATCGGAACTGTTGGTTCTTTAGCACTTGCTTTAGATACCGTAACAGGGATTTCTGCGGAGAAGTTACCAAGAGTAACGGTCACAGAAGGCGGTAATTTTGGTGCGTTGGATGTTGGTTCAATGAATGCAACAATTTATTACATTGATACCAGAGATGATTAAACAAGGACCCGCTACCTTGGGGAGGGTGTAAAAGCCCTCCTACCTTAAACTTTTAAAGGAGATAACAAAATGGCAAGACAGGAAAGAAAATGGTTAAAGAACATTGAGACAGGCGGTATCTTTGCCAGTTCCAAGCAATTACTAAAAATGAAAGAGATGGTTCCATGCAGCTCACCGGACATTGAAAAAGAGGTCCCCGGAGCTGAACATGTAATGATTGAGGCAGAAAAACCAGTTGAAGAAGAAAAAGTATCAGACACACTTTCAAAAGAAGAAGGGTCAATGCTGATTCAAAAATGGTTCGACAGACCAGTTGATAAGGTCAAAGTTATTGAACTGTATGAGTATGCCAAAGAACGGACAGGGGAAGATTTCCCAGAAAAAATGACAAAATTACAGATTGTTACCAAACTTGCAGCGGAGCTTGCTGTACGAGAGGAATAATAAGTTATGACTACTTCAGGCGAAGAACTATTAACTGACATTGGGTCGCTTTTATTTGATGAAGAGGGCGAGGTTTGGGACGATGATTTAAAAGCCAGCTTTGCAAATGAGGCAATTGGCCTGGTTGTTCTTTTTAGACCTGATGCAACAGCAGTGACAGAAACTCTTGCTTTAACGGCAGACACGCCAAAACAGACCATTCCTACAACCGGAGTCAGATTTCTTGATGTGATCAGAAATATTGACGGCAGGCCCGTAAGGAAAATTAAAAGAGAAGAGATGAACGAGGCTGTTCCAGCCTGGACAACAACAGAAACCAGTACAGCCATTGAGCATTTCATGTTTGATGAAGAAAATCCTGAAACATTCTGGGTTTATCCGGTCCCCACATCTGCATTAGAGGTTGAGATAGTTTACTCTGATGCTCCGACCGAATTTACCATTGACTCTGCAAGCCTTGGTCTTTCGGAAATTTATCTTGCACCAGTCAAGGATTACATTATGTATCGGTGTTTGAGTATGCACACACAGGGAGCAGATGCCGGGAAAGCAGCGGGTTACTTGAATA